TCATTACCTGTGGGCAAGTAGCTCGACGGGATACGTAGGCCACGGAACATCTTGTTAGTAAAGTAACGTAGGTCAGTGATCTCGCCAAGATTTTGACCGCCCGGAAATACTTCTACTGTACTACCACGGCCATCTGCTGTTGTTGGAAAGAAATAGTCTTCGTTGGTTGATAATGGATTGTATGTAGCATCCATCATGTTTTGTCCGCCACCGGATTGAGTAGGAATCCTGCGCTGATGGATTTCGTTTTTGATACGGTCAACATAGGCCATGGCCAAGTGTGTGGGCATGTTACCCACGTCAATCTTAAAGATCCTGCGCTCTGGAGCACGCTGTATACGATAGATTAGGATAGCATCTTCGAGTAGTTCTTTTTGTTTGAATATCTTGAAGATACTTTCTAATACCGAATTACCAAATGGCCAGTTTAGATCTAGGCCTTCTGTAAGTGATATATGCACTACATGTTCTGCGTCGATCACTGCTTCGTTCTGTGCATGACCAAAACGGCTACCACCGCTGTAAGGACTCTGTGGTTGCACGTAAGCACCGCTGGGTCCACCTACCTGTGGGTGGTTGATGAATGTATCGCTGGAACTCAATGCCGTGGCTGTCAAGTTCATAAAGTTAATATTTAGATCTTTGATAACATACTGCTCTGGTTTCTTACCTTCGGCTTCGTTAACGATGACCTTGGTAACTTTGAACATCTCTGTCCAAAATAATTTAAATGTCTCTGGATCACGCAGGAATACTTGATCGCCGTATTTGATCGTATTGCGGAATAGTTTGAACAAGCGTTTGTTAAGATCATTTAAGCTGACCCATTGTTGTAGCTGTTCACGGATGATCTTAACTTCGTTGTCTGTGGGATCTTCTTTAAAGAATAGATCAAAGCCTGTGCCATTTTCGTTATTAGTCTGTGTGCTGAACTCTGCGATGATGTCTAAGGCCGCGTTTACTTCCGAATCCATGTCCATCTGTTCGTATTGATTGTAGCGTTCTGTGCGGTTTGGGTGACCGATGTAGACTTCTGGCAGTTGGCTGGCAAAGTTACGATAACCAGCATCTGGTAGATTATTAACACCATTGCTGCCATTGATCGGACTCATTAGTCCACTAACGTTTGGGTTAGCGGTTTTGAAGAATTTTTTCCATGCCATAGTTTATTTTACCTTAGATACTATTTATTAGTATATACTCTTTATTTAACTGAAATCAACCGTTTAACCAATTAATTTTAGTTGGTATTCATCGCTACTTTACCTAGAAGCCCACTACTAATACCCATTTGTTTAAGCATGTCTGCCATATGCATGGTTTGTTGCGTTGCGGCGTCTCTTATTTGCTGCGTTGCCTCTAATAGCTGTTTGTTTGTAGATGATATCATCTCTTCACTGAACTGACCATTTTCGCCCATAGTTGAATTTCTCATTCCCTCAGCCATCTCGGTATTTTTTTTCGACAGCATAGTAACAGCATTTTCCCAACCCCTGGCTTTATCTGACAGATCTTTAACGAGGTTTGGTTCAAGCACATTGCCGGTGACTTTATCATATGGCATAGACATATCGCCGCCAGGAGTCCAATTTACATCATCTAACGCTGTCCGGAATGGGTTTTTTGCATTTACTAGGAACTTGGTCTGTTCTTCAAACATTTTAGCAAAGTTTTCACGCATCTGGGCCGCATTAATTACTGTGCCTGGGCCAACAACCATCTCAGGACCAGCTTCGCCTACTATACCTACCGTACCAGATGGGATTTTTCCGCCGTCAGCAAACGCTTCATAATCATCTGGTACACCAGCACCAGACAGTTTTCTAAGTGCTCTTTTATAAGCAGGCTCATCAGCTGGTGATTTTGATCCGGCGCCATCGGCTAATCCCATGGCTTTTAATATCGACGAACTAGCCTTGTCAAATGCATTTGCGACTTTTTCAGCATACCAATCTAAATGGCTGTTTAAGAAACCTTCCATGGTCACTTTGAACTCTTGTGATTGATCATAAACCTTGGCCAGATTTTTTGTTGTGTTGTCTGCAAGCTTCATCTGGTCCGTATTGTTTTTGTCCATTTCAGCCACTTGACCTGGTTTAAATCCTCCTTTCTTTGTTACCAGAGCGTCATATACAGCATTCATATTTGTCACTTCTCCTGGTCTTTTTATAAGACCAGCTGGACCGAGGTCACCCATAAATCGTTTTGCATCCGGTATCGCGTTGGCTATAGTATCTGCACTTTTGCTAAATGCATTTTCTACCGTTAATGCTCCATTCTTTGTCCCGTCAGCCATGGCTATTATGGCATCATGGAATGGACCTTGCATAAATCCAGGGACACTTATAGCTAGCCCTCCGAGAGCTTCCATGTATGCCTGCTGTGCGTCTTGTGATTTGTCGCCAAATGATTCTAACGCTGGGAAAACTTTTTGCATGACTTTAATTTCGTTGTCAGAAAGCGTGGCCTGGAGATAGGCATTTTGGCTGGCTTTTCTTGCTCGTTCAGTTACTTCTTTTGCATCTTTACCTGTGAAGTCGGCGATGACTTTCATATTTTTAGCAAGTTCAGCCGTGCCTTGGGCTAGATCTTCCTTGGTCATTTTTTCTAATTTACCATTGGCCGCCATCTGTCCCATATATTGCGCAGCTATTTCTATTTGTTGATCATAGGAGAAACCTAGATTAAACATTTGGTCACGCAGCGATGGTAAACCGCCTGGACCTTTTTTCGTTAGTTGACCTAGATTTTTAGCCAGTGCTTTTGTGGCATCGGCACCTGACACCCCCAATAGATTTAAATCCGCTTTGCTTTTGGTTATGGCTTTTGCAAAGTCAACGATACCCACTCTTGCTTCAGCAGCCGCTGCCTGCATGTCATTTAAGCCACCGCTAAAACCAATACCAGTTTTAGTGTATTCTTGCATGGCTGTGAGATTTTTTTCTAATTGTTCAGCAAACTTATCGTTAGCCAGTTTAAGTAATGCGGCAGTGGCATCAGTAACACCTGCAATAAAACCACCAATGAACGGTAAACCGCGGGCTGCTGAGCTGAAAAAATTACCTATTAGATCAATGCTGGTATTGATTAACGCTTGACCAGCTTTGATAGGATTTGCGGCTATAGTATCATAGTTAGCGATGAATTTAGTTGCCACGGCCGTTGCAGTCAGGGCGAGATTTTTAAGACTTTGTTCAGCACTGTCGACGACCCCTACCCAGGCTTTGGTTCGCTCGGTTTGCTCTTTGATAGCTTTGGTGGAGTCTTTGGTAGCTTTAGCTTGTTCTTTTTGTTCTTTGGTCAGACCTTTAGAAGATTTTTCTAATGCTTCAGCGATACGTTGCAGGGTTTCTTCGCTGGCAAATCCGTCAGCTTGGACTTGTCCGATACCAGGTATGTCAATTGATATTTTTTCAGCCATGGGTTTTTATCCAATAAATATTACTTGTATATACGTATATTTATAAGGATTAAATTCAATGGAAAAACCTACTAATAACCCTCTGTTTAAGCATTTTAGACAGCCAGCAATTTATCTAAAACTGCCCAGTCAAGGTAGGTTCTATCCCGACGGTAGCCTACAAATTTCTGTCACTGGTGATATCCCCGTCTATCCAATGACGGTCAAAGATGAACTAACGCTGAAAACACCAGATGCCTTGATGAATGGTGAGGGCATGGCCGCAGTCATCCGTAGCTGTTGTCCCACTATCTTAGATCCTTGGTACATTCCTGCTGTGGATCTCGATACTATTTTTATCGCTATACGCCTAGCCAGCTACGGCACAGGCATGGATATTAGCACCACATGTCCAAAATGTAAAGAGGCGAATGAGCACACTATCAACTTGACCACAGTGTTAGAAAACGTAACAATAGCTGACTACACAGAGCAACCAAAAATTGACGGATTGATCTTCAAGTTTAAACCACAGAGCTATAAAGATGTCAACAAGATAAACATAGCTAGTTTTGAAGAACGCCGCTTGGTCAACAACGTATTAGACAGCGAAATCACAGACGAAGAAAAGAAACGCTTGTTTGATATTAGTTTTAAAAAGATCAGTGAGCTTAATATTTCGATGATCGTTGATTGTATCGACAGTATCACAGTCGAAGGGAAAACAGTATCCGATCCTGCGATGCTACGTGAGTTCTTAGACAACTGTAGTCGACAGACTTATACAGATATCAAAGATAAGATCCAAGAGATAATGAACAGGAATAAAGTTAAACCTATCAAAGTTACTTGTACCGAAGCAGACTGCGCTACAGAATACGAAACTAGTATAGAGTTTGACCAAGCCAATTTTTTCGCATAAGGCTTTTGTCGCTTAAGATTTCCGAAATAGAAAAACTGATCGAGCAGTTTGAAAATGAGACAAAAGCCATACGCAGCGATATACTCGAGATGTGTTGGCACATGCGCGGAGCCGTCAGCTACGAAGAAGGTATGCTGTTAAGTTCCTCTGACAGAGAAATAATCAACAAGATAATCAAAGGCCACATTGAAACTACACAGAAGTCAGGCCTGCCATACTTCTAAGCTATAAGTATCTCTTTCCCGCAGTCATTAAACTCCATTACTATTGACTTCTAACCGATTTAAATAGTTTACCCATTGCGAAAGCAGTGTTGGTTTTAAAGGAGGTCCAGAAGATGGATATCTTAGCAACAGTAAAGAAATGGGCGGGTGCCTTGTCAGATACAGCAGTGAGTGTGTTAGCACTGATGATCGTGTTAGAAGTATTACTCAAGGGAGCAGCTCTTCCATTCCTACCAGCAGTTGACGTTATTGGTAACGTTACTGGAATCGTCAAAACATTAGGCGGTGAAGGTGTTGTTGGTTTAGTGGCAGTATGGGTACTGTATTCAATTTGGAAGAACAAATAAGTCTTAAGTTCTTTTAGTTATAAAGCCAGCGTGGATATTCATTTATATTCACGCTTTTTTATTGGCTATTGTCTCGACCCTATCGAGATGTCTGCGACATCTGCATTTCGCTTGCGCTCATGCTTTTCCTTCTACTCTAATAACTTTGATTTATTGTTAGTTCTTCATGCTTTATCTAGATCTTTCAGTCGTAATTTACCTACAACAGGCAAATTACAACGAAGACTTTATCTGAGTCCTTCTCGCGTACTAACTAAAAGAGATTGAGATCACACTCACGGAAGCGGTCAGCCTGTACTCCCTACTCTAGATTCTTCTGGCGGTAGCATCCAAGGCCGTAGTTAGCCAACTATGGATTGCTCTCGGGTCGGTTTGGTTCGGAGCCCGAATCTTTTGGTTTTTATACCTAAATTGATTGCCGTGTCGTCCTGTAGATAGTCTTCTCTATCTGTTCCAAGTAGGCATGACCTACCATCTCCTCAGGACACAGAAATACATCTGCATCATTGACTGATTTATTCTTTTATTATTAAATCTTTTACGGAGCCTTTACCAAGTTTAATCTGTATGATACCGTTGTAGTTGTTTTCTTTCAACAGCACACCTTCCTTAAATTGATAGTACGCTTCCATGTAGTTTGTTTCACCGCGGCTCTTACATAAATGTATGATCTCACGTGTAAACTTGTCTTTTCCTAGCCTAGCCATATCTTCAACTAGTCTAGCACTTGAGCCCCAATAGTCTTTCCAATCAGTCTCAACTGTTTCCCTGCGCTTGTTTTTCTTGCCTTTTAGAGGTGGTCTCTTTTTGATGGTAGTAAAATATTTGCGGCCTATATAATCAAAGCCATTTGTAGTGTTGGTTATTCTGTAGATAAAGCCATAATTGTCTACGATATCCCCGGAATCAAATATATTTCCGTTATAAGTCCAGGGATTATCATAGGTCATATTACTTGCCTGTCATTGCATTTTTCTTATCTTGGATTTCTGCACGTCTAGCCTTGGCTAGTTTAGCTAGATCGCCTAGTGCGCCACGAGCACGTGCCGCTGAAGCCTTAACACCTTTGCCTTCAAATTTTTCTGATTCTGCTTTGTATAGTTCTACTGCTGCTAAAATATCATCATGAATTGCCATGTTTATTTTTCCTTTTTAAAAATTATACTACTAATCTTGCTTGTTTTCTAGCGATTTCTTTACTAATCTTTGCCTTGTCTTTCTTACGCTGTGTTTTGTCTATTAATGCTGTTAATTGTGTTAAATTTAATGGACGTAGTCTAGGTTTACCACTTTTATACTGTAGTGGATGATTGTGTCTTTTACTTGGATGAACTCTTGCTGTTGCTCCGCCTGCCATATATTACTCCTTCTATATCATATATAGTTTAATTTATTTTATCTACGATGTAAATTGAAATTCTACTTCTCTTTGCCATTGGTTAGTGAAACTAGTCCCTACTAGATTCTTGGTACAGGTCGTTGCACAAATGTTATTTGGTTTTCCATCAGTCCAAGACTTTTGTATACTATCAAATTTATCTATAGAATTTTCGCTGATTCCCATCCAACAACAAGGATATATAATGCCTTTAGCTGATATGTAAAGACTAGATTCTTTCAATGCGTGACATTCGATTGAACCAGCAGTTACTACAGGATCTTTCCATCCTACAGGAAAACCTAAAAAACTTATAGGAGTAACCGTGTGCCTTTTACTAACTTTAGCACGAAACCAACTAAATCCTAAATTATTAGCTAGTTCTTCTGCAGAATCTACCTGATGTTCGTTATGATTAAATACCAACATATCCCAATGTGCAGATCCACCAGCACTAATAAATGCCTGGACATTCTCTAATACCTTACTCCACTTGACATTTATCCTATAGATATGATTAGTATCTTCTAGCCCGTCGATACTAAACACTACATAGTCTCGAGGTTGAATTAAAATGCCTGCAAGTTCTTGCCACCAATCAACATTTCGAAGCCCGCCATTGGTATTCATTCCTAATGTTATATTAGGATTGATACTGCGAAAATATTGAAAAATTTCTAAAGTATGCTTGCCGGCGGCTGGATCACCATAATCACCACACATAAACATTTTTTCAAGATTGCGGATAGTATCTTCACTAACAAGATTTTTTATCTGTTCAACAGTTAGATGATGCAGATCTGTTTTATTAAAAGTTGTATCAGTTTCTCTAGCACATTGCGGACAGGCTGCATTACAGGCATCTGTTGGTTCTATGTGTAAGACTCGAACATCTTGATTAGCTAATTTCAACATCTGTATTATAGCTAGTAAAGCCGTTTTCTTTTACCACGGTTAATATATTATTCACACGACCACCTAGCTCATCTCTATGCGATACTAGCCAAATTGACTTATGTGAATCACGCGACATCTTCTTAAGTATGGCCATGGCATTCTCTACGCCACTGGCATCCATGCCACTGTCAATCAATTCGTCGATGAATAATAAGTTGATTGGTTGATATAAACTTTCCCATACATCACGGAAACTCCATGACAATGAAAGTATAAGTCTGTTACGCTCGCCTCGACTTAGATTGTCAAAGTCTAGTTCACGTCCTAGTTCAGTGATGTTGACACTTAGGTCATTCATAAACACCACAGTGTGGGGTAAGCCAATACGGTCAAGATATTGGCTTAATCTCGCGTTCAAGTAGCTGAGATTTTGATCGATGATTCTCTTACGGATATAAGAATCTTTATTAGTTAATAGTTTGTATAAGAACTCTTGATGGTCTTTGATACGACTCAATTCATTCATCTTAGTATAATCAATCTCAGCAAGTGCAGTTGCCTTCATATCTGCAATTTGTTCGGTGTAGGGATCTTCTTCTGCGGTCTTGCTGGTGATCTGTTCTTGTATGCTGGCGATACTGCTACGATGTTGGATAGCAAGAGCCTCATTGTCATAGAATGTCTTAGGCTGTGATCCTAATTCACCTAATTCTTGTTTTGCTAGGATCAGTGCTTGTAAATCTCCAGCATGGACTCCTTGCTGTGTTTCTGCATCTTTAAGTTTGCTTTCTTTGATAGCTAATAACTCGATATGTTTTTCATCATGTAAATCTTGTTTACAAGTATTACACTTATGTTCACGTAGAGTGGCTATATCACCTGTTAAGTTATCAATGCCTTTAACTTCACGTGTTAGATCCTGTTCACTACGTGCTATGGCCTTGTCTAAATCAGCTAGGTCTTTACGCTTTTGATTATAAGTTGATAACTCTTTATGTGCAAGAATCTCTGCATCAATATCTAATTTAAGTAATTCATCTAACGCTGTCTGTAATTTAG